CCGACGTGCTAAAAGGTCTCGATCTGGAGAAGTGGAAGCCCAGAGTGGTGGTGGTCGAGGCGTGGACCGAGGGCGCATGCGATTCCAGCCTGCCGGGCTACAAGCGTGTGACCCGGCAGGGAGACAACGACTGCTACGTCAGGGAGCCTGAATGCGAATCGTCATGACCACCGAGGTCGGATACAAGCAGAGCGTCGTCACCATCAACGACGCTGACGACGGGGTGAATCACACCACCGGCTGGGTGGCGATCAAGACCCCGGCGAAGGTCTACTGGTTCAACAAAGACAAGGTGGTCCACTACACGGTCGAGGAGGAGAAGGGTTGACCTACTCGGGCGGCGGAGAGGACCTGTGGCTGCTCTCCCAGTTCCCGGAGGGCTATCAGGGATACGCGGTCGAGCTGGGCGCGCTCGACGGCACCTACATCTCCAACACCCGCCTGCTGGAGGAAAAGGGCTGGACATGCCTATGCATCGAACCCAACCCGCGCCACCAGGAAGCCCTGCGCCGCGACCGCAAGTTGGTGCTGACCTGTGCCTGCGACAGCGAGCCCAAGGTGCGCGAATACATGTATGAACCACCCGGAATCCTCAACAACACGCTGGCGAGATTTGAAGGCGACTCCCACGCCAGCGAGTTCCCCGCCACCGTACTGACGCTCGATCAGTGTTTGGAAGTCGTCGCCTTCCCGCGGCTCGACGTGCTGTCGCTGGACGTAGACGGGATCGAGCACCGGATCATCGAGGGGTTCGACATCGAGCGATGGATGCCGAAGGCGGTCATCATCGAGTACGACGGCGACGACAGGCTGGGGCCCTTCCTCCACCGCGGCTACAAACAGGTCGGCGTCGGGTCCGACGACAACCGCTATCTCATCAGGGGGGACGAGTGAGCACCATCTTCACCTTTCCCGGCAAGTCGGGCGATGCAATCCTCCAGTGGCCGATCGCCTACCACTGGGCCCGCCAGAAGGACCAGAAGATCACCTGCTGGCTGGACGAGAAGACCTGCGGCTTGGTCGAGAACCTGTTCCGCGGACAGCCGTGCGTTGAAGCAGTCGAGATGAAGCCCGGCATCGAGCACTGGAACTGCGGCGGACAGCCCTGGCACTTCGGCCTGGAGACCAAGGACTTCGATGGCCACACCGTCTACCACTTAGGCCTGCGGGCCTTCCCCCAGCGCCAGATCACGCTGGAGACGATGGAGCGCAGCAAGGCGGTGGTGGTCGATCAGCACGAGCTGGCCGAGACCCCGAGCATCGTCGCGCCTGCGTGGGAGCCGAAGAACCGCCTGGTGCTCCACGGCCAGACCGTCTACGGCCACACCAAGAGCAGCCCCGGCTTCTGGAAGTTCCTCACCAGCATCCGCAAGGATATCGAGGAACGGTTCGACGAGGTGGTGTGGGTTGGCTCGGCGCGGGACCGGGAGGTAGGAGTACGCACCTACCCGGAGTGGAAAGACTTCGACGATCAGGGCGACTTCATGAACCTGGCCGGGCTGATCGGGGGCTCCAAGCTGGTGATCGGGGTTGGCAGCTCGGTGGTGGCGCTGGCCGGCGCGATGAAGGTCCCGTGCATCCGCGTCCACGACCCGATCGGTCAGAACTCCAAGGTGATCTGGAGCAATCTGGGCCAGAACCAGATCAACGACACTGAGGTCGAGCTGCGCAAGTCATGGCCATCCTTTCGCGACCAGTGGGCGCGCAGCGAGGTCGGGGTGTGAGATTGGCGATCGCGATCCCCTGCCACACCTTCGTGGCCCCGCAGATGGCCCAGAGCCTGGCCGCGATGTGCCACGACCTGCCCGGAGTCAACATCGGGATCAGGTTCCTCGGCAACGCCGTCAGCACGTTCGGCAGGAACGAGCTGGTACGGTGGGCGAAGCAAAACCACGCTACTCACATGCTGTGGATCGACACCGATATGGAGTTCCCAGCCAGCGCAGGGCGCAGCTTGCTCACCGCCGGGGTGCCGTTCATCGGCGCGAACTACGCCCTCAAGGATGGATCTGGACGGTCGGTCTGCACCGCCCAGGACGGCAGCCGAGTGACCCCGAAAGACGAAGGAATCGAGGCGGTCACGACCATGGGATTCGGTCTGACCCTGACCGCGATGGAAGTGATCGACGCGGTCGGCGATCCGTGGTTCAAGGTGCTGGATGAGTGCAAGGTTGGGCCGGCCGACGAGATCCGGTTCTGTGAGCGGGCGACCAAGCGCGGGTTCTTCCCCCACATCGACCACGCCCTGTCCAAAGAATGCCGCCACGTCGGCTTCACCGAATACGAGCTGGTGTATGGCTGAGACACTCGGCTCGCTGGTGGACAAGCTGTGCGTGACGACGATGAAACTTTGGTTTACCCAGGACAAGGTGCATGCTGCTGCCCGCGACGGCGTGGGCTTGAGCAAGGAAACGGTCCGCGATCTCAACGCACTGAACCTGCAACGGAACAGGCTGATGACGGAGATCGACGCGCTGCTCGACCGAGCGGCGCGTGACGGTAAGGCTGAGGTAGACGCCCGGGTAAAAATCACCGGGGAGTAGAAAGGCCAAAGGAATGGCCACCGGCAAGAGTTTCGGTAGAAGTCTACCCGCGGACGTTCCCAGCGGTCTCCCGCGTTCTGACCGGGTGATCGAGCTGGTGGACTCCCGTCGCCAGCATTCGCTGCGCTACAACCACAGCATCTTCAACCGCCTCCAGAACTACTACAACACCTACCGCGGGGTGTGGACTGGCAAGTACGCCCAGTTCCGCAACAACATCAGCATCCCGTTCACATTCGCGATGATCCAGAGCGACGTCGCCCGCAAGGTGCAGACCTCGTTCGGAGCGTGGCCGATCGTCAGCTTCGAGGGCTACGCGCCCGAAGACGTTCCGATTGCCAAGCGCAATGAGATCCTGATCTCTGCCCAGATGAAGGACTGCGACTCGGTGGTCCGCGCGGTGGACTTCTTCCTTCAGGCTGACATCTGCGGCACCGGCGTCGCGCGGGTCGGGTGGAAGAACATCACGCGCAAGAACCGGATTCGCACGAACGAGGAGATCGCGCCCGGTTTCTCGGTCCCGGTGGTCCGGGAGTACGAGGCCGAGCTGTTCAACGGTCCGACCTGGGAGCCGATCGACCGACTCGACTTCTGGCAGCAGCCCGGCATCAAGCGGATCGACGAGATGGCGTGGGTGATCCACCGCTACTGGGCCGACTTCGACGACCTGCTGGCCGACGCCTCGGGCCCCTATCCCTACTTCGATCGGGGCGCGGTCGAGCAGCTCAAGGACCATCCCCTTCAGGGCAACGCCCGGAATGAGTACGTCCAGCGCACCAACACGTTCAGGAACGAAGCCGACTATATGGCCCGCCAGCAGGAGCGGTTCGCCAAGCCGGTCGAAATCTGGGAGATGCACGGTCTGGTGCCATCGGAGTTCGCAACCAACGGGATTCGCAGCCGCTGCATCGCGATCGGCAACGAGCGGGTGGTATTGAAGAACCGCGAAGGCCCGATGGCGAACCAGCAGAAGCCGTTCTACAGCTACGCCCCGATGCCCGACCCCTACTCATTCGACGGGATCGGCAAGGCAGAGATCGCCTACGGGCCCCAGCGCACGGCGGACCGGCTCAACAACCAGAAGCTCGACGCGATCGACCTGCTGATCGACAACCAGTGGGTGGTCAGCAGCACCGCGAATATCAACACCCAGAACCTGTTCAGCCGCACCGGCCGCATCATCATGGTCGATGGTCCTGCCGACGACACCAACATCCGCCCCCTCAGCCCCGACATGCGCAACGTTCAGATCGGCAACGAGGAGATCGCCCGCCTGTTCCAGTTCATGCAGCTGGGAACCGGCGAGACCGAGGCGATCATGGGGCAGGGTGGTGGAGGGACCAGAGAGACGGCGCGCGGCTTCCTGGGCCGTCAGGAGAACGCCCTGACCCGCCTCGCGATGGAGGCGCGACTGGCTGAGGAGGGGTTCATCGAGCCGCTGGCCAATGCCTTCCGGCAACTTGACCGCCAGTTCCTGACAACTCCCCACCAAGTGAAGATCCTGGGGAGTCTGGCAACGGTCAACCCGATCACCGGCCTGCCCTATCCGTCTGAGCCGGTGACGGTCGAGCAGGACGACCTGGTCCCCGACTACCGGGCCCGGGCGGTCGGCTCGTCCCAGATGATGGGCCGCTCGGTCCGCCAGCAGAACTTCCTGAGCCTGAGCCAGATCATGTCGGCCAACCCGGCGATGATGCAGCTGGTCAACTGGGCGAACTTCGCCCGGCAGGCATTCGAGCTGTTCGACTTCAAGAACGTCAACGAGCTGTTGGTGACCCAAGTGCCGATGGTCAACCAGATGGCAAGCGAGGCGGGGATGGCTCCCGAGCAGATGGCCGGGGTGGCCGGATCTCCGATCAGCCAGCTGAGCCCGGACATCCTGAGCCAGCTGTTCAACAGCCAGGGACCGAGCGAAATGCAGGGTCTGGCGGGGAGTATGACCAGCTAATGCCGCTCGATCCCGATCAGATCAACAAACTCCGGTTGACGGTATCCTCAGCCGGGTGGAATGATGTGGTCGAGCCCGCGATTGCGCGGCGGGCTCAGGAAGCAATCAAGGGACTGGTACTGCTCCCGTCCGAACGATCGGGAGAGTTCAAGGACATGACGGACGATCAGATCCGCATCCGGATCAAGGAAGCCGAGTGGTTTCTGGCCGTCTGGCGCAACGAGATCCGAGTACATGATTTCAACCGCCAGAATGATGAACTCATGAAGGCGGAATCCCAGGACGGTCCTGCCGGACCCGACCTGAGATAGCACCTACTCCGGCGAACCCGTGAGGAAGGAACCTCAAAACGATGGACGACCCCAAGGACGGGGCTCCGCAAGACCTGAATCCTGATCTAGCTGGCTACCCGAGCGTGGATGCTCTGGTGGGCGGCTATCGGGCCTCGGGCGCGGAAGCCAAGCGGCTGGCCGAGGAGAACCTTCGGCTTCAGCGCGAGCGCGAGCAGTGGATGCAGGTGGCGGCGGCGAACCCCCGCCAGGAAGTTCCTCAGCGCCCTGCCAACCCCTACGACCGACTGACGGAGATGGGAGTTCCGGCGGACGCGATCCGCGAGGCGATTGCCTCGGAGATCCAGACCGCCTTCCAACCCCTTCAGCGCGGCTTCGAGGCACGCACGCAGCTCCTTGCTCGCTACCCGGACTACACCAAGTTCGAGTCCGACGTCGCGTCTTTCGTTCAATCCGATCCGGCGCTCAATCAGACGTACCAGCGTATGTTCACGGCCGACCCGGTCGGGGCATTCGAGTATGCGTTCCTCAAGTTCGGGGAGAACCGGCGCCGCAGCCATCCCAATGGCAACGGCCAGGAGATCCAGGAAGATCAGGCTCACGCCCAGATCCCGTCCGCCCGCACCGGAGACGCACGCCGAATCCCGACCACCGACGCACGCATCGACGAGGCCTACCGTCGCTATCAGCAGACGGGAAGCCCAACCGATGCGAGGGCATATGCAAAGGCACGTCTCGCCAACGTCATTTCGGATGAGTTCCTTGCGGAGTAAGTAAGGAAACTCGGAAGGGCCAAGGATGGCTCAGCCTACTGGACTAGTAAGCACTTTTGGAGTCGGATTCTGGCCGAGCGCGACCGCCCCGACCCACGAAGACCTCGTGGACATCGTGACGATTCTCGACTCGTTCCAGACTCCGTTCTTCAGTTCCGCCCCGAAGAACCGGGCTCGCGACGTGGTTCACAGCTGGACCGTGGACACGCTTCAGGGCACCGCAACCGCAGGCGCGATCGACGGCGACGACTACGGGTTCGCCACCGCGTCTTCGGCTCCTACCCGACTCATCAACGGCACGCAGATCTTCCGCCGTGACGTGGGCGTGTCGGACCGCGAGCGGGCCAGCAACCCGGCCGGCATCCGCGACATGTACGAACACCAGGTGATGAAGAAGTTCAAGGAGATCGCCCGCGACTTCGAGTCGCGTGTGTTCGCCGCCACGCTGGCGAGCACTGCATCGGCGACCGGCGACAACACCACCGGCTCGCGCATGGCGGGTATCCGCGGCTTCGGCATTACCACCGCCTCCAGCGCCTCGGGCGGCGTCACCACCGCCGACATCGTCACTCTGTCAGAGACGATGTTTGCCAACGGTGCCGAGCCCGATTCGATCTGGTTCGCGCCGTCGAGCAAGCGGCAGTTCGTCAACGCCACCATCACCTCGGGCTCGGGCAACATCCGCAATATCGCCGCGACCGACCAGCGACTGGTGGCGAACATCGACGTGTTCGAGACCCCGTTCAACCAGCTCTACGCCGTCATCACCGATCGGTTCATCCCGATCAGCACCAACTCGGCGTCGGGCGCGTACTTCATCGGGGATCGCAGCATGGCGAAGGTGTCGTTCTTCCGGCCGCCCCAGCACAAGCCGATGGGCAAGTCCGGGGATAATACGCGGGGAATCGTGCTCATGGAGGCCACGCTTCAATTGGATCACCCATCCTCGTGGGCTGCAATGACCGGCGTAACCAACGGCTAGGTCGGTTGATCGCGTGTAATGTTGGTGGCGGGCCGTTCATTCGGGAGCGAAGTACGTGGGGCGGCCCGCCCACCATCACGGAGGATCAGATGACTGTCGATCGCGAGAACGGGAGTCCCCCGTACATCGTCAATCCGGTGCCCGGAAACCAGAGCAGC